GTAAAGGCCGATGTCGAAAGAACCGCTTCTAACTTGCGTCACAACGGCGTTGTAAATGTTGTTTGTGCCGTTCCGAATAGAAAGGACGACAACATCTGAAATTGCCACAGTTGAGTTGGTCACGGTAAAGGTTGCAGCCACGGCAGAACCCGCCGCCGAGAACATTGTGATAGCGCCGTTGGTTTTATTGAGCGTGACGCCAGTGGTTCGGCTAGTAAGCTGCGTGACCGAGCCACCTGAGCCTGTGCCGTATCCTAGACCGCCAGACCCTGCTACGACAACATCACCACCAGCGCCATTAAGAATAAGTTTTTCACCTAAACTGTTATTATAGACCTGAATGGAACCATTATATGCTGCGCCATTTAAAAAATAACCCAGCTGCATACGATAGGCAGTGTTAGCTGTGGCCTCTCCAATTTGAATTTGATTGGCACCTGCAACCGTAGTGGGTGAGGTTGCGGGAACAACATTTATTCTTCCGCCATATGCGGCTGAAGTTCCAACCCCAAGGTTGCCGCTGTTATCAAGGCGCATACGCTCAGTGGCGTTTGTATCAAATATTAAAGGCGTGTTTGCCTGATTGCTAATGCGAGCGGCGGTATTTGTAAAAAACTTAAACTGCGTTTCAGACGTGCTATCGCCAACGATATTTGCGGTTACAGTCCCAGTGCCAACAACGGCCAATTTACCGTAGGTGCTAGGGGTGATTGTTCCAATCCCGACGTTGCCCGAAGCATCCTTGTAAAACTGCCCACTGCCCAGATTGACGATGCCTGTGCCGCCCGTAAGGGTCGTGGTGTAGGACAGCGACGTAAACGCGCCCGTGTTCGCCGTCGTAGCGCCCACGGTGCCGTTGATGTTAATCGAGGCCGTACCCGTCAGGTTTGTCACAGTGCCGCTGGATGGCGTCCCTAAAGCGCCGCCGTTGACGACAACAGCGCCAGCCGTACCGACGTTGACGCCCAGAGCCGTAACCACGCCCGAGCCGGTCGTAACAGTAGCGGGTGTCAGACCCGCGCCGCCGCCGACCATCAGAGCGTTAGCCGCTAGAACAGCCGAAGACGCCCAGGTGCTGGCCGACGTAAAGTAAGGAACGCCGCCCGACGTACCGGCGACCGTAAGCGCCAAAGTGCCTGACGTGGTGATTGGCGATCCGCCAACGGAAATTAAGCCGCCGGTGAACGTCTGCGCGACGCTGGTAACCGAGCCACTGCCCTTATTGTTAAACGTCGTAAAGTTAGCGGCGGTTAGGTATCCGTCCACGGTGGTGCTGGCGGCGGCCATACTGATAGCAGGGGCGGTCCCTCCGCTAGAAACGACAGGCGCTGTTCCTGTAACGCCTGTAACGGTGCCGCTCCCCTTATTGTTAAAGGTAGTCCAGTCAGCCGCCGACAGCGCCCCACGGTTGGAGGCGGATGCAGTGGGGATATTTAGGGCAATCACGGGCGCAGTGGTGCTGTTGGTGGCGCTAAACGATACGTCAGTGCCTGTCGTGGCTAGCGTTACATTGACGCTTGAGACCGTGCCACCAAAATCCATAGGCAGCGTCTGAAGGCTTTGGCCAAGGTCATTCACCGACATTGATAGGGTGGCAATAGAGGATTCAGCGTCAGGCGATGGATTATCTATAACAAACATATTCGGCGTGATTTCAAACGCCGGACCTAATTGAAGGTCTTCTAAACTGGTTGAGTTAGAGCCGCCTCCTGTCAGCGTAAACAAGTTAAGAAAAAACCTGTACCATTCACGCGACATCAAGCCCGTGCGATCATCAATGAAATTGACGCGGGGTGCGGGGATGTTGGTTATGTTTGGAAGCCTAGGCATTGGTGCCGCTAACCGCTAACTCGGCCCCGACAATTTCTATCTTAACCGGATCGGTACCGGATATTTCGTAAACCCTATCGCGTAATTTAGTGGTCATGCCAAGCCTGCGCCAAATCACGCGCTTGCCGTATGAGCCAATGGTTCCCATAGATTTCCAATGTTCATTGGACCAAGTATGCCCGCCGTCGTCGGACCAACGCAGCATGACTTGAGGATTTGTGCCGACTGTCGTTACGTTGTCTAGCACTATATATTCGCCTGATTCCGTAAGGATATATTCACCGTTTTCGGTCATCAAATAGAAAATGTCAAATGGGTCAATTCCGTTTAGGCCAACGCCTGTTTCGCAATCTAGTTGAAGGCTGTGCTGCACGGTGCGCTTCAAGTCGTTTTGTCCAGTGGGCAATGCCCTCCATGACCGAAGCCACTTTTGTGGTTGGCCATTGTCGGCAAAAACTTCTAAATCAAAAGCATAGACGTTGCCATTTTCAAAGTCGCCAATCGCAATTTCACCGCTAAAAGCCATTTGGCAGTTGCCGCGATGGCGGGTAAAAGCGCCGTTGTCTAAGCCAGCTCGTTCGGTCCAAGCGCCTGTAGCCACGTCATAAACCCAAGTTGCGTTGGCGCTAGGAAACACCAACACATAAAAAGCGTGGCCGTCCTGTTGGTATGTATAGGCCAGCGCATCGCTGATGTTGTCGTACTGCTGAATATGCCATTCAACGGCGTGGGTGCTGACGCGCTGGCCAGTGTAGCCGTTAGCACGATAGACGATACCCTTACCTCTAGCATCGCTACCAAGCCAAAACAGGCCGTTGTCGAGCTTGGCTACGGAATAGGTTGCCGCGCAGCCAATCTCGTTAAACGCGCCTTGGATGCGCGTCAGAGGGAAGTCTGCCAGCCCTGCGTCATACCAGACCTCAACCGAGTTGGTGCCAAACAGCCAAGCCTCGCGGTGGTCAATGATCAACGAAACTAAGCCGTCTGGTGAGCCTTCGGCGCTGGCGAAGTCTAGCGGGTCAATGCTAGTACCATCAAAAAGGCTTGTGACCCAGATACGTTGGCTGTCGGGTTCATTGAACACAAAGTAGCCGTCGAGATATCCAACCGTCACCGCGCCGGGGAAATCAGGGTCCGTGATCTGCGCGAACGCTAGGGTGTTGGAATTGTAGATGTAGCTAGGGCCGTTGCAGGCAATAAAAAGTTGAATTCCGTTGTCTGCCATAGACACAGGGCCAATGCCGGTTACGGAACCAATTAGCGTTGCAACCCAAGACGAAGTGACTTTGTAAAGTTCGGTTCCCGATACGACATACCCGTAATTTCCAAATTGCCACATGCCGCGCACGGGGCCAACTCCACAAGTCGTCAACAGCCGAAGCCCTGGCGCCCTGTTGAGAAACGCAGGCTCTTTGCCGCCCTCTGCAATAATCTCTGGAAACAGATTGACCATGCGGTTGTCCGCAGCATTTACGCTACGGGCCTCATAAGCTGATCCTAAAATTGGCGATTTCATTTTTAATCTTCAGAATCATTAAGGGGCACAAGCGACTTTTGAATTTCTAAATTGATGTGCTGGATAAGCGGTGCCGCAACTTTAAACGGCATGTTACCCAGAGCCTCGTTAAGAACCGAGAGTTGTGCTTGCGAAAACGAAATAGACACAGTTTCCATGACATCCTCAAGTGTTAAAAAGTTGGAGCTTGTAGGCAGTTCCGTTGATTTTTACAGGAAGATATCCTGCAGATGCGCTAGCGGTACCGGCCAAAGCCTTACTGCGGAAATCTATAAAGCCCGTGCCCTTAGCCTCCAACATTAAATCAATGTTAGTATCTGTTCCTACCGCTGATATTTTTACCGGACTTCCCGTTATTGAACCAGTAACATTAATTCCGTTTACCATAGAAGCAACCTTAACGATTGCAAACGCATTGACACCAGATGTTCTGTCTTGAAACAAAATTCCGCTGTCGCTGAAATCCATCCTCATATTATTATTGGCTAGCGTTCGCCCGGTAACGGTAATTTCTGCGCAGGCTTGGGTGCTGTTATTAAACCACAGCATAGAATGGCCAGTTGCAAATGCTACGGCTACGCCCGTACCAGTAGCGCCATCCGTACCCGAGATTGCTGTGTTGTGGAATAGAATACCTTTATCAAATTTTGCTGTGGGAACAGTTTGACTATCATTTTGAATGATTGCAAGACCGACAGAAGCAATACCCGGAACACCGCCCGCAGATGGAACACTAACTTCTCCTCCTGAACAAATCCAAGCTCCGGCAGTTAACCCTGCCGCAAAAGGTGCGGACGGATAAATGGGAACTGTTGCACCCATATTTGCAACGTCAATCTCAATACCGTGTGTAGCGCCCAAGATTGCACCACCGCCACCTGCGGGGGCGCGTACAACAGTACTGTACAAGCCCCAAAGACCCCCAGAGCCGCCTTGAAGATCGTTATATCCAAACGCCGACACAGCAATGTCTGCTTCGCTAGCACCACCCGTGCCGCCATTAGTCCGAACGGACCCGTGCAGACCCATAGTTCCGTACGCAGATAAAACCGAGTTTTGCTCTAGGTATCCAAAAATTCCGTTATAAAAAGCAGGGTCGCTTTCAATGCTTCTATATCCGCCATTAGAAACAATTCTGTTATTCACATAAGTAAGAATTGTTGATCCGGTGAAAGTAGCGTTTCGGTTTATTACCCAAGTAACCGTTCCAGAAACAGTAGGAACGGCAGAAAGATAATATGATCCGGCGGGAACATAAACTTGAGAAACGGATGAACTATTTGCAGCATTTTGAAACGCGGTTAAGTCATTAGTTACCCCGTCGCCAACCGCGCCAAAATCCTTGACGCTGACGATATCAGCCATTTTAGCTTTTGCGGTACGAAGCGTAGCTCCAGTGCCGGTTTGCAAAAAACCAATGCTGTCTAACGCGGCTTGTTTAGTGATTCCGCCTTGAACAATGGGAAACGTGTTTGAGCCATCAAGAGGCGTTGTCGCTGCGGGCAACTCGCTGATTTTTACGTTAGCCATGATCAGTAGTTCCCTGCAAAAATGTTGAACCTCTGACGAGTGCCGACGATGCTGTAGGGCAGCGACATAATATCGTCAGGGTTATTGATGCGCTTGATGTTGCGCTTGGACGTCATGGCAATCCGCGACACTTGAGGCGAAGGCTCTACACCAAACTCAGCCGCGATCTCGCAGGCTAAATTATAACGGAACGCCCGCAGATAGCCGGGGGGAAACGACAAGGTGGTTGCCAGATCGGCAGGCTGCACAAGCTCATCGACAGAAATAAAATGCCATTCCAGCACTTTGGTGGGCACGGGATAGACATACATTTCAATGTCGGGGTAGTTCATATTTAACCAGATGACTTGCGGATAAGTGCTGGTCACGGTTTTAACGGCGATGCCATCATATTGCTGTTGATTGATGATTTTGATGCCGTACGAGATCCCGCTGGCGGGGTCTTTAAAGTAGGTTGAGTCGTCCAACAAAACAGGACGGTTGCCTACGAAGTCACCGCTAGGGCCAAGCGTGCGGCTAATGTTCCCCGGCGTCCACGAAAACACTTGGTCTTGGGTTGAAAAGGTTGAAAGTCGCTCTGTGTTCCACGAATCAATCATCTGATTCATGGCTTCAAGCGCGTCTTGAGATGTGGCAGCGGAGGGGGTTTCACCTTCAGCAAGCATACCGAGCAGCCGCAAAGCGCCGTTAATCAGTTCGCTTGCCGTGGTCATACTATGCCTCTTTGTTTAACGGTGGCCTGCCGCGCCGTTTAGCTTCTAAAACATTAGCAGAAACTTCGGGTTCGATAAAGGCTTCTGGGTCGTACTCTTCCCAGCCATGCTCTTTGTCGTATTTTACTTCCATATCAATACTGGCGATTTTGGTTCCGTGGACTGGATGCCGAAGGTAGGTTTGCATGGGAATCCCATAAAAGACAAAATGCCCTACGCCGCAATGACGTAGGGCAAATCTGTTTTAGGCGACGCGGTAAAGCGTGTAGGTGTTAGCCGCAGTACGGTAAGCCAGCACTTGAGCCGAGCTTGTAACGGCCACAGTAGCTGAACCAACAAGGGTCCAGCCGGTGCCAGCAACAATCGT